GGAGTTACTGGAATTAATACTTTTAGTGCAGACGTAGTTCCAACAACTTTATTGAATATTGGTATTGGTACTATTAGTCCAAAATCAGGTGCTTCTGGTATTAGTACTATAATAAGTCCTAATAATATATTCCCATCAAATACTTTAATTAGAAAAGATTCTTTAATCCAGTATTCTTCACCACTTGCTCCAGAATTACCCACTAGAAGCAGAATTGTTAGTGTAGGATCTTCTCATATCACTGTAGAAGAAATTACAAGTGTAACAGGTGTATGTAATGGTGCATTACCATCAGCACAATTGGATATAAGTAATGTAAAAATAGTTGGAGGATCGATAGCACAAAGAGACGATAATAATTTATTTACCGTATTACCTAAAATGCATAACGCAACGGTAGATTTAACTGATTCCTTTATTGTTATTAGGAAAACTTATGAGGTTGATATTACTAATAATCAATTCACATCACAAGTTCAGTCTGGTTTAAATGAAACATTTATGCCATTTGATGATGAGAGATATACTTTAATAAGATCTGATGGAACTACTGAAGTTCTAACATCAGATAAAATGAGTCTTACTGGTGGTGGAACTTTGTTACAATTCTTTGATTTGGGTACTAATAATTCAGGTGCTCAATTAGTTGCTACACTTAAAAAGACAAAACCAGTAGCAAAGAAAAAGATACTTAATAGAGTTAATTCTATTGTTGTTGATAAATCTAATAATGGTGCTTCTGGTATTGGTACAACGACTGCTAATGATGGGTTGACATTTGGAAATTATCCATTTGGTACTAAAGTTCAGGATGAAGAGATATCTTTAAATTATCCTGATGTTATTAAAATTCATGGAATATATGAATCTTCTGATACTAATGATGCAGGATGTCCCACAGCAATTTTAACGGCAATTAGGAGTTTATCGACTACAACCGCAGAAATGATAATTGGTGAAAAAATAACAGGTCAAACAAGTGGTGCTATTGCAATAATCACAGAAAAGATAACTGACCTTAAGATTGGTTATATTGAGAAAAATGGAATTGATTTTGTAGAGGGTGAAGTAATTATTTCTTCAGAGTCTCAAGTACAGGCAGTTACTCTTACTTTAAATGAACCCAGTTTTGATGTAACCGATTCCTTTGATATGGCATTGGGTCAAGAAACTACTTTCTACGATTATGCAAAAATTATAAGAAAGAATACTACAGAAGTACCTGATAGAAGATTAAAAGTATATTTCCAAAGTGCATATTTCGAATCAACTGATGGTGGGGATATTATAACTGTCGATTCTTATGATTCATATAATTATAAGGAAATACCTGTTGTTAATGGTCATCGTGCATCTGATATACTTGATATTAGACCTAGAGTTCAGAATTATAGTGTTTCTGAAGCTGCTAGATCTCCATTGGAATTCTTTGGAAGAAACTTTAAAGTAGATGGTCAAAATGTACCAAATATTTTAGCGGCTGATGAAGCATTGCAGATAAATTATTCATATTATCTTGGAAGAATTGATAGAATATTCATCAATAAGATGGGAGAATTTATTGTAAAATATGGTGATCCTGCTGAAAAACCACAATCACCTGAACCTGTAGATGATGCTTTAGAGATATGTAAAGTCACATTACCTCCTTATCTCTTTAATATTGATCAAGCTACCATTAACTTCAATACTCATAAGAGATTCCGAATGAAGGATATCAAGAAGTTGGAGGATAGAATTAAGAGTCTTGAATATTATACTACTCTTTCTATGTTGGAAGTTAATACTGCTAATATGTTCGTTCCAGATGCAGAGGGACTTAATAAGTTTAAATCTGGATTATTTGTAGATAACTTTACAACTTTCATGTCACAAGAGTATGTTGCTGGTGGTATTAAGAATAGTATTGATAGAGAAAGAAAGGAAATGCGTCCACAGCATTATACAACTTCTGTTGATTTGATCTTTGGTCCAGTAACTAACAATCTTCAGAATACTCAAGATTTAGATAGTATAACAATTGAAGGAAATAATGTCAGAAAAGAAGCTGATATTTGTATGTTGGATTATACTGAAGTTGAGTATATCAATCAAGCATTTGCTACTAGATCTGAAAGTGTAACTCCATTCCTTATTAGTTTCTGGCAGGGAACAATAGAACTTACACCAGCAACTGATACTTGGATGGATCAAGTTAGATTAGAACCTAAAATTACTGAACAAGAAGGTAATTTTGCAGAAACTATGAAGAGAGCAGAGGAGCAATTTGATGTTGATCCTCAAACTGGTATGGGTCCAACTATTTGGGATGCATGGGAAGAGAATTGGATGGGTACCAAAATGGAAGTAGTTAAGACTACCGAGTCCACAGAGACAACTGGTATGCTTAATGGATGGCATGATGGTAAGTTCTTTGATAATGGAGTAGGTCCTTGGGGTTCTGGTGTAAAAATTCATGGTGATCTAACTACTGAAACCACAAGACATACTACTGAAGAAGAAATTGCTTTTGGTATGAAAACGGCTACTGGTGCAAGAGTTACTGTTACTGAACAAATTGATACTATTAATGTTGGAGATAGGGTTGTAAGTAGAGATCTTGCTTCCTTTATGAGATCTAGAAATATTAGATTTAGTGCTGCAAGAATGAAGCCAAAGACTAGACTTTATGCATTCTTGGATGGAGTAGATGTAACTAAGTATTGTTGTGCTAAATTGGTCGAAGTTAGTATGACTAGTGGAACTTTCCAAGTTGGTGAGACTATTTTTGGATCAATGTGGCACGTTGATCGAAAAAATGAAAAATTCCGTGCAAGGGTTGCTGTTATAAACCATAAAGAAGGTCCTTTTAATTCACCAACTGAAACTTATGCAACTAATCCATATGATAATAATCCTATGCCAAATGGATATGCTTCTACTTCTACTATATTGAATTTGGATCTTTATAGTTTAGCTGATATATCTCAATCAGAATTTTATGGAAATATTGGAAAAGGAATGAAATTCTATGGTGAAAGTTCTGGAGCAGTAGCAACTGTTACTGAAAAAAGATTAATTACTGATATATCAGCAGATTGTCAAGGATCTCTGTATATTCCTGATTATACTAAAAATAAATCTCTTCCAAAATGGGAGTGTGGAACTAAAGTATTTACTCTCGTAAATGATGCAGAAAATAATCAAAACTTAGCATCTACTATTGCAGATGAACCTTATACTGCATCAGGAACTATTGAAAATGTTCAGGAACAGATTATTTCTGTAAGAAATGCTAGAATTGAGCAGAAACAAGAGTTTAAGTCTGAATATATTGAGAAAACTACTGGATTACAGATTACAAATTCTGAGGTAGTAAGTACCCAAGTAGAAAAAGATGCAATTATTGGTTGGTATGACCCTCTTGCACAGTCATTCTTAGTTAATGATGCTAGTGGTATATTTGCAACTAGTTGTGATATATTCTTCCAGTCAAAAGATGATCATGATGTTCCAATGGTATTCCAGTTGAGAACAATGGAAAATGGTGTTCCAACTTCACATATTCTTCCTTTCTCGGAAATTGTAGTTAAACCAAATCAAATTACTACTTCTGCAGACGGATCTATTGCTACAAATATTAAATTTAAAGCACCAGTATTCTTAGAAGGTAATAAAGAATATACTATGGCATTGGCATCTAACTCAACGAAATATAGTGTTTATATTTCTAGAGTAGGCGAGACTGATATATTAACTCAATCATTTATTTCCAATCAACCATATCTTGGATCATTGTTTAAGTCACAAAATGCTTCTACATGGGAACCAAGTCAGTGGGAGGATCTTAAGTTTACTCTTTATAGAGCAGATTTCTTAGAATCTGGATCTGTGGAGTTATATAATCCAAAACTAGGTATAGGAAATGGTCAAGATCCTATATTAATGAGAGATTCTTTGAATGTAACATCAAGAGAAGTTAGAGTGGGTCTCGGTACTACCGTAGCAGACACTTCTTTATTACTTGGACGTAAGATTTCTCAAGATGCTAGTGGATCTGAGATTGCTAGTGGACATCTTATAGGCGTTGCTGGTGCTGCAGATGGAACTTTAACCGTTTCTAATACAGGTATTGGATATACCCCTTCAGACGGTTCTAGAACTGTTACAGGCGTGAATATGGTTACTATTGTTGGACATGGAAGAGGAGCAACTGCATCTGTTTATATTAAGGATGGTGTAGTTGGAACAGCGACTATCACATCTGGTGGAAGTGGATATGTTGTAGGTGATGTTGTTGGATTTACAACTCTTGGTGTCAATTCTGTTGGTAGAGATGCAAGATTATCGATTGTATCTATTGGTATGACCAGTGAACTTGTTGTAAATGATGTTCAGGGTGCGTTTAGTGTCGGTGCAGCTAAAACTGTGATGTTGACCAATGCAGCAGGAAATATAAATGAATTAAATGCAGGATATGGTGGTGATGTCCAAGTTTCTTCTGTCACAGAAGTAACTGATGGTTTACACATTAAAGTTGATCATAAGAATCATGGAATGTATTTTACACCAAACACCGTTAGTATTGAAGGTGTTGATTCTGATATAAGACCTACAAGATTAAGTGTTGATTTAACTAGAGTTAGTGAGAGTACTGTAGAAGTAGAGGATGGAAGTATGTTTGAGACTTTTGAGGGTGTTGGTATTGGTACAACTAATTTTGGATATCTAAGAATAGGTTCTCCTGATCAGGGTGAAGTGATATCTTACACAAGTGTTAATGGTGGATCTATTGGTATTTCTACAAGAGCTATTAAGGGAGTTCTTCAGGAGTTCGTTCAAGGAGCTTCAGTTTACAAATATGAAAATTCTGGAGTTAGTTTACAAAGAATCAATAAATTACATTCACTATCTGATGCAGATGTAACTGATCCAATAGGATTTGATTATTACAATCTTAAAGTAGATATGACTGAAGGCGGCACTCTTAGAGATGGTACAAGTGGTTGGGGTAAACGTTACTTGAGTTCTACTAAATCGACTGGTGGAAAAAACATACGTGCAACTCAGAATATACCTTTTGAGACTATTACTCCTATGGTTCAGAATTTAACAGTTCGTGGAACTACTGTTACTGGTGAATTGAGAACTACCACTGCTCAAAGTATGAGTGGATCAGAAATTCCTTGGATTGATAATGGATATGAACCAGTTGCTTTAAATGATAGTAACTATATGGATACTCCTAGATTAATTGGATCTCAAGTTAATGAAAATGCGAGATTAAATAATGTTCCAGGAAATAAATCAATGAATTTGAGATTATTCTTAAATACGACAAATAGTAAGTTGAGTCCTATGATTGATGGTCAAAGAACTAGTGTTATTTGTACATCAAATAGAGTTAATAAGGAAATTACAAATTATGCAACTGATAAGAGAACTGGTACAATTACTGGAGATCCAACAGCATGTCAGTATATTTCTAAAGAAATACAACTACAAAATGCTGCTACATCACTTAAGATAATGGTAAATGCTTATATTAATGAATATGCTGATATTAGAGCATTCTATTATATTAGTAATGATCAAGGACTTGAACCTATCTTCACACCATTCCCTGGATATAAAAACTTAGATGCTAATACAGGTGCTGTTATCAATCCAAAAGATAATAACGGTCAAGAAGATGTTAGGGTTGATAAATCCAATAGATATGGATATGTTCCTTCAGAATTGCAATATAGGGAATATGGATTCGTTACAGAGGATCTACCTCAATATAGAAATTATAGAATTAAAATCGTATTGACTTCTACCAATCAAGTTTATGTTCCAAGAATGAAGGATCTTAGAGTGATGGCATTAGCATAACATGTCTGATGAATTATATAATTTAGAAGGTCATAAGGATCTCGCAAGAGATCCTGCAAATGGATCAATTGTTAATGTAAATTCTATGGATTATAATAAATATGTTACTCGACGTGGCATAAAAAAATCAAAAAGTGACGATCTTGATACTATGAAAGATGATTTAGATAGTTTAAAAGGTGAAATGTCGGAAATCAAATCTCTACTAAAGGAACTAGTAAATGGCAAGTAAGAATCTAACATTTGATCCAGATGCTGGAGTTCCATATGCAGCTAATTTGACCATTTATGGTGGTTCTAATTTTAGTGCAACATATAATGTAACTGATACATCAAATGCTTCTTTTGATTTTTCTGGATCAAATGCTGTAGGTATTGCCACAACTACTGGGTGGACTGGTTCTGCTCAAATGTCTAAGAGCGTCGCCGTGGGTGCAACACTAGGAGTCACCACAACATTTACCGTAGGTTTTACGAGTGCTGCTGGAGGAATATTTAATATATCTCTTGGATCAACTGATACTAATAATATAACACAAGGTCGGTATGTATACAATGTTTTGGTGAGTTCTGGTGCAACAATATATAATATTGTTAATGGTAATATTCTAGTTTATTCTGGTATATCATCAGCACCCTAAATATTACAAGGGATAGTAGGGTAAATGTCACAACCAAGCAGTAGATCAACATTTAAAGAATACTGTCTAAGGCAGCTGGGTGCTCCTGTCTTGGAAGTTAATGTTGCCGATGAGCAAGTTGATGATTTGATTGATGATGGACTTCAGTATTGGAATGAGAGGCACTATGATGGTGTTACTCAAATGTATATGAAGTATGCAGTAACCCAACAAGATATTGATAGAGGAAAGGCAAATAAATCAGCTAGTACAACTAATACTGCAGGAATAGTAACTACTACTGCTGATGCTACAATTGCAGGAGTATCTACTTCTTTTGATTGGTTTGAGAATAGTAATTATTTACAAGTTCCACCAGAGATTATTGGCGTAAATAAGATAATGCATTTTGATGGTACTAATACTGCTACCAATAATATGTTTAGTGTTAAGTATCAGTTATTTTTAAATGATATTTACTATTGGGGAACTACTGAAATACTCACTTATGCAATGACTAGGACATATCTAGAAGATATTGAATTTGCATTAACAACACAAAAACAAATAAGATTTAATCAAAGGCAAGATAGATTATATTTGGATATTGATTGGTCAAGTCTTGAGAAGGGTGATTTTATTGTTATGGATTGCTATAGACTCTTAAATCCAAATGATTATACTAGAGTTTGGAATGATTCATTCTTAAAAAAATATATACCTGCTCTCATTAAACGACAATGGGGTCAGAATTTAATGAAATTTCAAGGAGTTAAATTACCTGGTGGTGTTGAATTAAATGGACGACAAATTTATGATGATGGTGAAAAAGAATTGGAAAGAATTCGTGAAATTATGTCCAATACTTATGAATTACCACCATTAGATATGATAGGTTAAGATTATGCTCAATCCATATTTCCAACAAGGAGCTAAATCTGAGCAGAATCTTATTCAAGATCTAATCAACGAACAGTTAAAGATGTATGGTGTTGAGGTGCATTATTTACCTCGCAAATACATGACTGAAAATAATATAATAAGAGAAGTGATTAGATCTCAATTTGATGATGCATATCCTATAGAGGCATATGTAGAGAATTATGATGGATATGGACAGAACCCTGTTTTACTATCAAAGTTTGGTATTCAGGCAACTAATGAATTAACTTTAATTATTTCTAGAGAAAGATATGAGGATTATATTTCTCCATTAATGAAGAATGAGGAGAATGTAAAACTTAGTACAAGACCTAAAGAAGGAGATTTAATATACTTCCCATTAGGAGATCGTTTATTTGAAATTAAGTTTGTAGAGCATGAAAAACCTTTCTACCAACTACAAAAAAATTATGTTTATGAACTTAGATGTGAACTCTTCCGTTACGAAGATGAGGTTATTGATACAGGTATTGATGAGATTGATAATGAGCTTGTAGGAGACGAAACAGACGGAACTAGTGAAGATGGTATCTCAACCATTTTAGGACCGTCACAGACGCTTACAATGGTCGGTACGGGCGTTACAGCAGCAGCATACACTGGTATCATAACTTCAGGTGGTGTACACTATATCGATATTACAAATAGGGGTGGTGGTTACTTAACTCCACCATCCGTAGGGATATCATCTGCACCTTCTGGTGGGGTTACAGGTATATTAACTTCCTATATGATTGGTGGAATTCAGTACTGTAATCTTAATGTAAATGAGAAAGCAAAATCAGTTCAGGCAGTTAGGATTGTAAATCCAGGTGCTGGATATGCTACAACAACATATCCAGGAATAGCATTTACTAGCAACACTGGTACTGGTGCTGCAGGTACTGCATTTGCTGCTGATGGTACATTAGGTATCGTAACTGTTACTGCAAGTGGTGGTGGATTTACTACTGCACCTACAGTCACACTACCTACACCACTCGCTGTTACTAAAACAGGGATTGGTACAACTGCTACTGCCGTTGCTATTATCAATGCTGCTGGTGCTGTAACTAACGTTTGGTATACAAATGCTGGTGCTGGTTATACTGTTGGTGATGGTACTAATCTATATGCTACATTCTCAACTCCTTCAATGGATTCTGTGGGCAATTTTGTCTTTAACGAGACTGTAACTGGAGGTACTAGTGGAACTACTGCAAGGGTAAGGGTTTGGGATTCTGCTACAAATCTATTAGAGGTAAATAGTGTTACTGGAACATTTACTGTTGGGGAGACTCTTACTGGAGGAACATCTGGTGCTTCTCGTGTAATTAGACTCAGTGATATTGAACCGCAAGATGATGGATTTGCTGATAATGTCAATATTGAGACCGAAGCAGATTCTATTATCGACTTCAGCGAACAGAACCCATTCGGAATGCCCTAAATATAAGATACTAGGACTCTAACTATGTTTGAATATTTTTATAACGAAATTTTGAGAAGAACCATAATCTCATTTGGTTCTTTATTTAATGGTATATCTATCCAACACACAGATTCTTCAGATAGTACTGTAGGTGTTCTTAGAGTTCCTTTGGCTTATGGTCCAACTCAGAAATTTCTTGCAAGATTAGAACAATCTCCTGATCTTAATAAATCTACGGCAATTACTTTGCCAAGAATGTCTTTTGAGTTTACTGGGTTGACTTATGATCCATCAAGAAAAGTTACAACTACTTCAAACTTCATTTTAAAAGATCCTTCTGATGGATCTGAAACAAAGAAATCATATATGCCTGTTCCATATAATATGCAATTTGAAGTTGCTGTTATGTCAAAATTAAATGATGATGCATTACAGATTATAGAACAGATTTTACCATATTTCCAACCAGCATATAATATCACTGTAGAATTAGTTGAATCCATTAAAGAGAAAAGAGATATTCCTGTTATTCTAGAAAATATAACAATGCAAGATGATTATGAAGGAGATTTTACTCAGAGAAGAGTTCTTCTTTATACTCTAAGATTTACTGCTAAAACTTACCTATTTGGTCCTGTTCAAACTGCAACCAAGGATATCATCAGAAAAACTGCTATCAATTACATTGCAGGTGGATCCAAGAGTGTCGAAAGAGATGTCACATACTCTGTTACTCCAAGAGCAGTCAAGGATTATACTGGAGATATTGCTACAACTTTATCCGAAGATGTTGGTCTTTCAGATCTTACTATTACAGTGGCAGATGGAACTGCATTATCAACATCCAGTTACTATTCTATAGGTGATGAAGAAATCTTTGTTAAGAAGATTGATGGCAATTCTGTAGTTGTTGAAAGAGCAAAGGATAATACCACACAATCATCTCATTTGAGAGGAGAAGAAATTAAAGCAATCACTACTGCTGATACTCCATATATTGAGTTGGGTGATGACTTTGGATTTGATGGATCCTTTACATGACTATGACTAAAGAATATAACAAGTTAGATAAAACCTTTAATCTAACTTCTGAAGTTGAAGTACTTGATACTCCAGAAGGAGGATGTGCTACTCGAAAAGATCAACTTACTGATGTTACTCCTGGTGGTTTAAAAAAACCTGACAGACTTACTCAAACTGATGTAGAAAAAGATTATGAGTATACAAGAGGTAATCTTTACAGTATAATAGAGAAAGGTCAAGAAGCAATTAACGGTATTCTTGAGGTTGCTCAGGATAGTGATATGCCAAGAGCATATGAAGTTGCTGGTCAGTTAATTAAGAGTGTTTCTGATGCTACTGATAAACTGATGGATCTCCAGAAAAAACTAAAAGATGTTAATGCTGAAGATGAGAAAAAAGGTCCAACCACAGTAAATAATGCACTGTTTGTAGGTTCTACTGCTGATCTAGCAAAATTAATTAAGAGCGAAAATGGCACAGCAAAATAAACTATCCCAAATTGTATCTCTTACAGGTATTTCAACTGTTGGTATTCTTACCATTGGTGTAACTGAAACTGCTGGTGGAGTAGTGGGAGTTGCTACTACTACATATGTAAGAACTGCTCTATTCCATCATGCAGGAAGAGCAGATGGTGCTGCAACCTCTTATGCTGGTTTAGGATCTGCAACGTGTTCGGTTTATATCTACCCACATTTTGAGGAAGTAGAAGGAGTTGGAAAAACTGCTTATAGATTGCTGAGAAAAGATCTTGCTCCAAATGAAACATATATGTGGGATTTGCCTTCATATCCAGTAATTATGACGGATAGAGAAAAATTTGTTGTAGAAATAACTAAACCTGCAGATTATATTGGAGGAACGGGAGTTGGAACCGTTGTTAATGTGCAATTATATGGTGATGAGGGGGATGCGTGGGCATGATAAATACTTAAATAATGGACCCTCGGAGTAATTATAGTAGTGTCACTAAAAAATCCCTCCGATTTTTTTGAGCAGCAAAAAAAAGATCTTCTTAAAAAAGAAGTCGCTCAAAAGAAAGTAGAGGAGGAGGCGAAGATAAAAAATAAGAAATTTGCTGCTCCAAAGGATTTTTTTGGTGAGGATAAAGAAGTAGTCGCTGAAATAATTAAGGAAGAAGAAGTAAGGAAAGAAACACAATCCAATCCCCCAGAAGTTAAATCTTATGATGAGGAAATAAAACGACTTCAGGAAAAAGTTGATTCTGTTTCTAGGTCTATTCCCACTGTCAAGGATTTAATTAAACTTAGAAAAGAAGAAAAGGTAGAAGTTAGATCTTATGATGAGGAAATCAAAGGTTTAAATACTGAGGTTAAAGAACTTCTTTATAGAATTGCATCTTTAAAGATTCCTGATCAAGAAAAATATTTAGAAGAAGTTAATAATTTATCTGATGATAATCAAAAACTTTTAACAAAGATAGAAGGATTACAATATAATCTTGATGAAGTTGATAGGAATATTACCACTGAAGGTCTCTTAAATATTATTCCAAGTGCAAAGAATTCTGATCCTTTAACACCTTTAGATCAAAAATTTGTAACTCTCCAAGATCTTTCAGATCATTATAGAATATTTGTTAATAGGGTTCAGCAGCAACTATCTGTTCTAGGTGGTGGTGGTGCTGTTCGTATTGAGGACTTGGAGGATGTAGATATATCCTCTGCAATGGTTGATGGTAAGGTTCTAGAGTATGATTCCAGCACAGGAAAATGGAAAGGTGGAACTGGTGGCGGTGGTAATGTAGGTCTTGGTACTACCAATGTAAGCACAAGTACTTTAAATGTTGTTGGTCTCTCTACATTTGTTGGTGCAATAAATGCTAATGGTAATTTAGATGTAGATGGTCATACAGAATTAGATGATGTAAATGTAAGTGGTGCTATTACTGCTACTACATTTACTGGTAATTTGGCAGGTACTATTAATACTGCTGCTCAATCTAACATAACATCACTTGGAACATTAACTGGATTGGATGTCAATGGTCATAGTGAACTTGATAATCTAAATGTATCTGGTGTTTCTACATTTATTGGTAATGTAACTATCGGGGGAACATTAACCTATGAGGATGTAACTAATATAGATTCACTTGGTATTATAACTGCGAGAAGTGATATAAGAGGTGGTAGAAATTTAAATGTAACTGGTCTCTCTACATTTACTGGTGCTATAGATGCTAATGGTAATTTGGATGTAGATGGTCATACAGAATTAGATGATGTTAATATCACTGGTTATTCTACAGTTACTAATTTAAAGATTTCTGGTACGATAACCGATAATTTAGATACAGCTGGTGCTTCAGGACAAGTTCTCACAACTACTGGTGTAGGTGTAACATGGTCTAATGTGGGAGACCTTGCTGCTGGTTCTGCATCTAAAGTAGTTCTTTCTGCTCAAAACACTACAGACGCATCAAGATATGTACCTTTTGCTGATGCTGCTACTGGTGCAAATATAATTTATACTGATACTGGATTTAGATATAACCCATCAACCAATACTTTAACTGCCACTACTTTCTCTGGTGCTCTATCTGGTAATTCATCTTCAGCAACTATCTTAGCAAATGCTCGCACTATTGGTGGAGTATCTTTTGATGGTAGTGCTAATATCAACTTACCTGGTGTAAATGCTTCTGGTAATCAAGATACTTCTGGTAATGCTGCAACTGCTACTACTTTAGAAACTGCTCGCAATATTGGTGGAGTATCGTTTAACGGTGGTTCTAATATAGATTTGCCTGGTGTTAATACTTCAGGTAATCAAAACACTACTGGTACTTCGGGTGGATTAACAGGAACTCCTAGTATTACAGTTCAGGATATAACTGCAGAGATGGTTTCTGTTGCAGGAACTTTAACTGCTGCAGACATAACAAATATTGATTCAGTTGGTTTTGCCACAATAAGAAAAGGATTAAATGTTCAGGGAACTGGCTCAACTACAACCACATTAAATGTTACTGGTGTTTCTACATTTGCTGGTATTGGAACCTTTGGTGGAGATGTCTTTATTGATGGTAATGTAAGAATTGTTGGTGTCCTAACAGTTGGTAGTGACTCAGTTACTATTGATGGAAATAACCTGAATATTACTGGTGTTTCTACAATCGCATCATTGGCAGTTTCTGCTGGTGCAACTGCTAAAGACCTTAATGTTACTGGTATTACTACATTAACCACTCTTAAGATTGGTAATTCTATTGGTATTACTACCATATTAGATGAGGATAATCTGTCTTCGGATAGTGCATCTGCATTAGCATCACAGCAATCAATTAAAGCATATGTTGACGCACAGGTAACAGCACAAGATTTAGATTTCTCTGGTGATAGTGGAACAGGTGCTGTTGACCTTGATAGTCAAACATTTTCAGTTTCTGGTACAACAAGTGAGATCGAAACTTCTGCATCGGGTCAAGCAATTACTGTTGGACTTCCTGATAATGTAATTGTTGGTTCTGCACTGACTGTAACTAATAACTTTAAGATTGGTGGAAGTGCTACTGTTGGTATTAATACAATTCTCGATGAAGATAGTTTTGCTTCTAATAGTGCCACAGCATTAGTAACTCAACAGTCCATTAAGGCATATGTAGATAGTAATTTAACTGCTCAAGATTTAGATTTCGTAGGTGGTAGTGGAAATGGTTCTGTTGACCTTGATAGTCAATCATTTACTATTTCTGGTACAAATAATGAAATTCAGACTACTGCTTCAGGTACAACACTTACAATCGGTCTTCCTGATAATGTAAATGTTGCTGGTAATTTAACTGTTGCAGGTAATATATCTGGTTCTATGAGCCAAACTGTTTTCAGTGGTGTTACTACAGTTAGTGATGTTACTGAGGCAGCAAATGCTACAACTGCTGCGTTAGTTGTATCTGGTGGTATTGGTGTTGCAAAAAATATTGTTGTTGGTGGTGGATTAACTGTAACAGGTGATGTTTCGATTGGTGGAACATTAACCTATGAGGATGTAACAAATATAGATTCAGTTGGGTTTGTAACTGCAAGAACTGGTTTAAGAGTCACTGATGGTGGCATAGTTGTAACTGCTGGTGTTTCTACACTTCCTTCTGCAATAGTCGGTAGTGGTGTAACAATCAATGCTGCTGGTATTTTTGCTGCTGCTGGTATCGTAACAGCATCATCATTAGCAGTTTCTGCTGGTGCAACTGCTAAAGACCTTAAGGTTACTGGAGTTTCTACATTAAGTTCTGCAGTTGTAGGTACTGCTGTAACGATTAATTCTACAGGTATTAACGCAAGTGGTATTATAACTGCATCATCATTTGATGGTTCTTTAGCAACATCAAATCTAACGGGAACTGTATCAAATGCTCAATTAGGTGGTTCTATAGCGA